GCGCGTCGTCTACGACCATCAACGCGGCAAGACTGCTGCGCGCGGCTACGATGCGACATGGGTACGCTGCCGTGCCTACATCCTCAGCCGCGAGCCGCTCTGCCGCCGATGCAAGCGCGAGCAAGCAACGGAGGTCGATCATATCCTCCCACTACGTCAAGGCGGCGCACGCCTCGACCCGGCCAACCTGCAGCCGCTCTGCCATTCCTGCCATAGCAAGAAGACCGCGACCGAAGACTCTCAGTAATCACAAAGGAGATCTCATGTTTAACCAGAAGCCGCCCGTTCCGCCTATTCCTAAGCCGCAGCCGAAACCTGAGCCTGAGCCTGAGCCCGACGACGAGTAGGTGGCTCACCCGATGAGCCACCCCTGCAAGCCACTCATTCTCAAGGGGATAGGGGGACAAAAAATCCCCGAGTCTGCAGGGTATGACCGTGCCCAGGTTTTTCGCTAATTTTCGCGAAATTCGCCACTGGGTAAAGACGTTTAGGACATGACACTTCGCGGACGCCCTCCCAAACCCACCGCGCTGAAGGTTTTGGAAGGAAATCCTGGCAAGCGGCCATTGAACGAGCGTGAACCGAAGCCGCTCACCGTCGAGCCGGACATGCCGAGCTATCTTGACCGCGAAGCGCAGCGGGAATGGAAGCGGCTGGTGCCGATTTTGCTGCGCATGCGTGTTTTGACGGAAGCGGACGGCGTGGCGCTGGCTAATTTGTGCCAGGCGTATTCGACGATGGTGCAAGCGCAGAAGTTGATGAGCAATGCGGCGAAGGGTCGGCGGTCTCCGCTCTTGGTGAAGACACGGGCTGGTTATCAGTACCAGTCGCCACTCCTAGGGATTATCAACGGCCAGATGGAGATTATCGCTCGGCACCTGCGCGAGTTCGGATTGACGCCTGCCTCGCGATCGCGGGTCGTTACGAATACCGATGCGCGTGCGGGCGATTCCCTGGAAGTGAAGCTGTGTGGCTGACTATCGGCTCGAGACCTGCGCCTGGTGCGATGCGGACACCTGGTGCGAGATGCGGTCGAACGGGAAGCCGCAATGCCGGGCCTGCAAGGTCGAGCGTTTCTATTCGCAGATCCTCTATCCGCCGCTCGGCTATAAGCTCATGGGCTGGCAGCGGCAGGTCTTACGCGACCTCTACGGAACGGTCGAAGCGAAGGACGGACGGCGGCGCTATCGCTCGGCCTATGTCAGCGTCGGCAAGAAGAACGGGAAGAGCTTTCTCATTGGCGGTCTGCCGATCTATCACCTGTTGATGGAAGACGAACGAAATCCGGAAGCCTACGGTGCCGCAGCGGCAAAGGACCAGGCCGGGATCGTGTTCCGCGCAGCCGCGCAGCTCGTGAATGCGAACCCGGACCTGCAGGCGCGTCTGAAGATCCTGCCGTCGACCAAGCGCATCCTGCGCAGGGACGGGCACGGCTTCTATGCCGTGCTCTCAGCAGACGGCGACGTGCAGGACGGCATTGAGCCGTCTCTCTCCATGCGGGACGAGGTCCATAGATGGAAGACGCAACGCGCCGAGACACTGCGCGACGTCATGACGAAGGGCCAGATCTCGCGTGCCGAGCCGCTCGACCTCGCGATCACGACGGCCGGCGCGGAGTATGAGTCGCAATTATGGTGGCACGAGTATACGTTTGCCAAGCAAGTAATCGCGGGCGCGATCCAGTCGGACCGCTTCTATGGCGCGATCTGGGAAGCGGATCAGAAGCGCATCGAGGCCGAGCCGGACTACTGGAAGTCGCGCGAAGCGCGCCTGGCTGCGAACCCGAGCCATGAAGATGCCGGCGGATTTCTCAAGGATGCCGCGCTTGCTACGGAACTCGAGAAGGCGCTGGCGGAACCGTCAGAGCGCGCGAAATATCTGCGCTATCACCTGAACGTGCCGCTCAAAGCCGTCGAAGACCCGGTCATCGACATGGCGAAATGGCAGGCCTGCGGCGGGACGACGGACCTGCGCGCCTGGCCCGAGTACGACGTTGATCTGCTCATCCGGCAGTGGGGATTGCTCGAGCGGCCGTGCTGGGCCGGCGTCGACGCTTCCTGGACAAACGACCTGACTGCCGTCGTCTTCGTCTTTCCGCCGGAAGGCGAGAGCGAGGCCTGGACGCTGCTGCCTTTCTTCTGGGTGCCGGCCGAGAACGTGCCGAAGCTCGAGCGGATCTGCCGCGTTCCGTTCGCCAACTGGATCGAGCGCGGATTCATCGAGGCCACGCCCGGCAATGCGATCGATCTCAGAGCCGTCAAGCGGCGGCTGCATTGGGGCCGGGAACTGTTTGACTTGCAGGAAGTCGATTACGACCGCTTCAACTTCCGAAGCGAGGCGATGCAGTTAGTCGATGAAGGCCTGCAGGCGATCGAGATCCAGCAGAGCTTTTTACACCTGAGTTATCCGACGAAGTTTCTGCTGAACGCATACGTCGATCGAAAAATCCGGCACGGCAATCATCCGGTACTGAACTGGATGGCGAGTTGCCTGCAGCTGCAGTATGACCACAAGGACAACTGCCAGCCCTCGAAACCGGAACGCGGGAAGGCAGCGAAACGGATCGACGGGATCGCGGCGACGATCACGGCATTGCAGCGCGCCGTCTGCGTAGAAATACAGCCGGATTATGCGAAGCGCGGGCTATGGGCGATCTGATCGTGACGGAGCGCTTAGTTTCGCGCGTGAAAGCATTCGAGCAGATAGCTGAGGAATCGGATGGCGCGCTGCGTACGGAACTCGCTGTGATCGCGCTTCGGCTGCCGTATTTCGTTCATGTGCCGCTTACGCAGGGACAGTTCGAGGCGCTGATCGATTTTGCGTATAGCTGCGGCTTCGACGAGCTAAAGAATAGCGCTCTGCTGCGCTGCCTGAACGACGAGAACCTGGCCGGCGCGATCGAATCCTTCCGGCACTGGAAGCCCTCGCAGGGCGAGTTGACGCAAGATCTATATCGCAGGCGCATGGAAGAGCGGGCCTGGTTCCTGGGAATTCTGTGATGCTCGAAAACTGGTCGGTCGTCGCGCAGGCAGCCTACGAGACATACGCCCAGGTCGTGCGCGCAGAGCAGCAGACGCTTTCCGTTCCCGAGTGGGAAGAATTGCCGCCGCGGATGCAGGAAGGCTGGCGCGAAGCCGTTCGAAGAGCCTGCGAAATGTTGAAAGAGGAAGTGGACTAGCCGAGCTACTTGTACCGCGTGGTGAACTTGCAGGCTTCGGGAAAGTCACTGATTACGCGAGACCGCAGCGCCGATTCGAGAGCGGCGGCGCAAACGTCCTCCAGATGGTACGCTTCGTCAATCTGTGCCATTACGTCGTCCCACTTTACCCGGAAGCGACGGTTTTGTTTGGTGTTCATGACGGTTATATCGAGGCTCATATGGATGTATGCATAGGCCTTCAGCCACTTCGTGGCCTTCTTCTCATCAGCACTCTCGGCTGCGACTTCGGTATCGGTCAGGCTTCCTTGAAACGTGGTCCATTCGACGGGAGGCATCCGGTCGCTGTGTGCTGAGTTCTTAATGGTAAAGAGCGCTTTCAAGGCGACCTTCGAGAAGTTATCGGACAAGTTCGGTACCGGCTTCTCTGCGGCAGGTGCTGGTTTATCAACTGATACCGGCTCCTGAGCGAACGTGGACACTGCAAAAGCAGCAAAAAGAAACGATATGGCTAACTTCATAACTGAAATAAGCCTTCAATCCTCGGTCCTTTCGGCTAAACCACTCATTTTCTTTGTTGAAACCCGGTTTGATCCTAGCGAGGCTTCTCTACACCTGTAGACACCTGTTCATTCCCGTAGACAGCACCACATGCCAGTGACAACGCCTGCAGCGGCACGGCCGCGGTCCTTCCTACAGCGCTTTACCGGCTGGTTTGGCCTCACCTTACCGCCGATTGCCAGTTTTCGTACGGCTGCGGCGGATGCGCCGATCAACGCGCGCGCCATCGACTGGACTGGCCAGTACGCGCTCACCTCCGCCGCGGTCTGGCGCTGCTGCTCGATCATTGCCAACTCGATTTCGACGTTGCCGGTTCACATCTACGCTGAGACGGAAGAAGGCAAGGTCAAGGCCTTCGATCATCCGCTCTATCCGCTGCTCACGAGCCAGCCAAACGAGATGATGACGGTCCAGCAGTGGCTGCAGCCGACGCTGCTGCATATGCTGCTGTGGGGCAACGCCTTCACCTACGT